CGCTGTATGCCTTTGGCTTGAAGTAGTCGGGGCTGTCGAGGTTGTAGTCAACGGACTGGACGTAAACCATATCGCCGCTGAAGACGTGATATCGGACCCGCGTCCAGTCGTTGATCGAGCCCAGCGGCTGCGACAGATCCCCGCCAGGCTCATGAATCACAATTAGGCCACGGCCAAACGACAGCATGAACTTTGAGGCATCCTTGACCAGCTGTTGCAGCCGCGCCTCGTAGAATTCCCGGTCGTTCTCCGACTCGAACTGCAGCGAGTCGTTCATGGCGATGCCGATCTTCAGCCTGATAATCTTGCTGCCCAGCCCGGATCGGTAAATCGCCCTCAGCTCATCCCAATCCACCCGAGTATTATTCATCCGGTTATTCAGATGCACGTTTCTCCGATTGGCCAGCTTGTTCGTCAGGCTGGTCAGTCCGTCGCTGAATGTTTGGGCCAGGCTGGGCATAGGGCGCTCACAGTAGTTTTGAGTAGTCGAAAATTCCCGAGCTGATCAGCGGTCGCAGCGCGTACCGTATCGCGTCGATGTAGTGGTTATGCGTGTCCAATGGAGTCGGCAAGATATCACCACTGAGCCGGTCTGTCTTGTAGCTGTAAAGCCTGAACTCGTCAATCGTGGCCTTGCAGCGCGGATGAATCACCACCTCAGTATAACTCTTAATGTGCTCGATGCCATCCTCGACACTGCCCTTGCCCTTTTCGACACCCTCGATAAACGGCAGGCCATGGCGGGCCAGGTAGCTGATTGATTCAGGTCTGGCGCTGTCTGCCCGGATCTTGTGGCGCTGAATGTCAGGTATTCGCTCCGTCACAAACTCGGCTGTATCGTCTAGCTCCAAACCAACAGCCCCGGCATCATATTCGATCCAAAGCCGGTCATCCCAGACCCAGCACTTCACCGCTGCCGTGGGATCTTGAGCAAACCCGAAGTCAAGACCATAGTACGGGCCTTTCCAGCGCTTCGCCGGAGTGAACTCAGAAACCCGGTACTTGTTCCGGAATATTTGCGCGTCGGACAGCTCGTAGTAATCGCCCTCCCAGACATGGCGGTATAGCGCATCGTCCATCCGGTCACGGGCATGGGCTCGCTGTTCTTCAAGCTCAGGCGGAAACCACGGGTTATCGTCGTGGTTCATCTCAACGATGCAGGACCGGGGCGGGATGGTCTGGCGAAATCGAAGATCGGTCGGGCTGTTCTTCTGGCGCGGATTCCAGATTACCCAAAACTCCGATTTCGGCGCACGGATCGTCGGCTCAAGAACTTGCCATGATGTTTCCGGCACGTCCTCGGCTTCCTCCACGATGCACAGGTCAATCTGTGCCAGCGACTTTATGCTTCCCTGGTTGTGTCTAAGCCCCCGAAAAATAAACTCCGTTCCGTTGCGCCCACGAATGTAGTCAACGCCAACGTCATACGCTTGCTCAAGCCAGGGCTCGGATGCAATGGCGTTTTTCAGTTCCGCGTGAAACGATTCCTTGATGGAGTTTTGCAGCTCACGGGTGCATAGGATTCGAAGCGGCTCGACGTAACCCCAGACCGCCGCCATCTTCGCAAATGAGAATGACTTGCCAGAACCGCGACCGCCATAAGCGCCCCGGTATCTTAGGGCGCCTCGCGGTTTAGTAAAGACTGGAACGAGTTTAGGAGGAAGTTTTAGCGTTGCCGTCGTCATTGCCGGCGGCCTCGATTACGATTCTGGTGGGTGCGGACATGCTTCCGTCACTGGAAGTGTGGTCTTGCGCTAAACGCTCAGAGTACCCGTGATTGGCCAAAAGCAGTTTCACGATTGTGCTATTCATGTCGCCACGGAGCCCGCCGTTAAGGCTTAGTCGCTCCTGAAGCCATGACAGTCGCTCTAACGTGCTCAAAAACAAGGGGTGTTCTTGCTCCCAGTTGGTAAGAGTGTTGCGGCTTACGCCCAACGACAACCCCAGCCCGGCGCGACTCGGAACAATATCACCATCCTCCAAAAACCCGCCATCAACGTACTGGTCTGCGGCTTGCTGGATCTTCGGAGTGTATTTCGTCGGCCTCGCCATCACACCCGAACCTTCCGAACCATAGCCGCCATACCAGCAACCGCCAGCATGAACACCACGTAGAACAACACGTGCGGCTGCATCGCCATAACCGCCCAGCCCATGGCCGCAGCCACGACACCGCAGAATACGAACAGCAGGCAGGCAAACGACAGCAGGCGACCACCCAGCTCACGCCAAAGGCCAACGCCGATCAGGGCGGCTGCGAGTGAGAGTTGAGCGCCCGGGTGCTGATCAGGAAGCGTAAGCGCCAGATACCCACCGATACCCATCGGCAGGGCGTTGATCCAGGTTTGTGCGGTAATTGAATTCATGTTGTTCTCCGTAGTGTTAATTTTAACTGTGAGGATAGCGCCGTCAGGGTGGTTTGGTCAAGATTATCGGTATTGCGGACAGGTCCGCACGTCTGCGGACACAATTGCGGACGAAATACCTGTTTTAAATCATTTTGTTAAAGCACTTATCCACAGCCGTCCGCAATGACCGCAAGAAAAAATAGCCCTATAGAGATAACGAGGCCATTACAAAAACACGAAAACCATAAAACGACAAAACAGCCCTGTATAGGTATGAGCATTCAAAATATGCGGACAATGCGGACACAACAACAACAACAATCATAAGGTATTGATTTATTTATTTATATGGCGTCGTTTTGCCGTCCGCAAACCCGTCCGCAGGCTGTCCGCAACGTCCGCAAAATAAACATAAAAAAGCCCTCAAATGAGGGCGGTTCGCATTTACGATGCATCCGGATCAGATAATTTCTTTAATAGGTATTTTGACCGCCCGGTTTTTGATCCCTGCAAACCTGGCTGAATCCATCTTCTCTGCGGACGGTAGCCGCTCAAGTATTCTTGCCCATCCGCCACCCCATGGAGTGTCCTTGAGCATCTTCCGGATTTCCTGATGGGACTCGCTGATAATCAGGTTGGATTTCATGACGCGGAATCCGTTGCGCGATAAAGCGATGTCCGCTTCGTCTATCGTGATTTCGTAATCATGATAATCAGGCGTGCTGTCCACCTTCTGAACCAGCTCAGCCACTGATCGGATCTTGTGCCCCTGCTGCGAGTCAAAACGAACCTGAGCCTGCAACAGCTCCTGAATCAACATCACCTCGTCGCTGTCGGCGCTCTCGTCGCCATCCATGCCCCAGTCCTGCCCGGTGACATACTCCCGGGCCTCGGCCAGCGTGACGGCCTCTGACGACTTCAGGGACCATGCCCCGGCTAATAGAGCGCCTAGCTGGTCACCCGCCCGCTGGTTGCCGATGTGCTCGGCTGCGACCTTGGCAAACACCCGGGCGGATTCTCGAATCACCGGTATCAACTGGTACGTCCGAGACCGCAGCGCCGCACAGTATTTTTTGGTCAGCGTGTTGTTCACCGATTCCTCTAGTGCCTCGAACTGCTCCCGGCCCCCGGCGCCTGGTTTTGGTTTCGTGAGCGACAGCACGGTAAACCGCGACTTATCCGATGCCTGGGCCAGCCCTACGTTGATCGACCCCATCAGGAACATGGATCGGATCTTAAACGACATGGCCTTGCCGCCAGCAGTGCCCTTGGCGATTTCGGCCAGGCTGTCTGACGATGCCTGACGGGCCAGCTCAAGAACCGCCTGCATCCGTTTGCGTGCCGACTGGTTCTCGCCCTCGGCCTCGTCGAACACCACTGAACGGGCGTCCTGTTTCAGTCGCTGGCGTATGCCTGCCTCCGTCGATGTGGACTGCACCGTCAGACTGGATGCGCCCAGAACCGGCCCCACGATGTTATCGAACACCCACGATTTTCCCGTGCCCCGCTGCCCTGTCAGCCAGGCATGAGGCCGCCACTGCAGTGCACCACAGATCGGGGCCAGAACCAGCCACCCAGCGAACAGCGTAGCGTTAACCGGTTTCTGCCAGTTGAGCATGCCGCAGATGGCGTGCAGTAAAATAGCGTCGTCTTCGTCGAGGTGGCCCTCCGGTTTCAGTGCCTCCAGAGCGGGTTTCTTTTCGTAGATAAATCGGGTTTTATGATCGGTCAGGTCCGTTTCCTCGCCGTTCACCAGTAGGCGATCCCCCAGGTGCAGGATGGATTTGCCGGCGTCGAACCATGCGCCCCGGCCCCGGACCCTGGCAGCGTCGAAGGTGCCTTTTTCTTCGGACCACCGCATCAGCTGGTCTGTAGCCTCAGTCCAGTCCGCGCCCTGTTTCGACGGAAACCGCATTTCGTACCACCACAGCGGGGCGATACTGAGAAGGTAAGATTTGTTCGTGTGCGTGCCGGCGCTGATGGCTGTCACTTGTTGAGTGGAGACCGGGAGGTAGTAATAGTGGCCCTCGTCGATACCCAGGCAGCGGAATGGCGGTTTTATGTCCATGGGTTCGGGGGTAGAGTTTTTCCGCGGGGATGGTTCCGGTTCCGCGGAGTTTCCCCGCGGTAAATTATCCGCGGGTTCCGCGGGGTTTTCCTCCGCAGGCATACTGCGTATTTCCTCCGGCGTCCGAATATTCGATTTGATGTGCGCCATCACATCAGCCCCGGTCCATCCCTCGGCCTCAGCATCCGCCGCGTCCCAGCCGTCTTCCAGGTGGCCAGGATACGGCACGGCGATGATCCGCATCTGCCCGCCGTGACGGCTAACCTGTTCGGAGATTTCCAGCATGGCGGCCATGCCGGGTTGTTTCTGGTAGGGCCGAATGAGCCCGGTGCGCTTATCGACCTGACTGTCAGTGTCTGGCCATCCGACGATCTTACGGCCCGCCAAAAGCGACCAGTCAGCCTTACTGACGGCCTTGGAACCGCCAGGCCAGGACAGCACGATCACGGGCAGGTCAGCGGTCAGGCGTCGGGCCGCATCGGCGGCCTTCTCGCCCTCCACCAGAATAACGTTCGACTTCGGGTGCTGGTCCAGCAGTTCAGTGCCGTACAGCAACCGGGGCTCAGGCAGGGATTTCTGCCGCAACTGGGCCTCGCCGGTATCGGTATTCACCATCCAGCAGACCGGGATGATTTCTTTCTTTCCGGGTTCGGGTTCAATCCGGCAGGTGTACCCGTGCAGCGTCCCGCGCCGGTCACGGTATGGCCAGGCGGCGATAACCGGAAATTCGATCCACTTGCCGTCACGTTTGGTCGGGAGATTTTCGGGCGGCGCCACATCTTGCGGGCACGGTTGATGCTGCCACTTGTCGGCGGGTTTGGGTTTGCGTTTCTGAGCCGCCCGTTTTCTGGCGTCGGCGGAAATGTCGATAAACGCGCCGCCGGCAAATTCCTGCAATAGCTTAACGGCTTCCTTGAAATCAACGCCCTTCGATTCCTGAATAAACGCAACCTGATCCCCGCCAGCCCTGCATGAGTGGCAAAAGAATCCCTTGCCTGGAGTGACGCTCATGGACGGGTTGTGGTCGTCGTGGAAGGGGCAGAGCCCCTTATACTCATCGCCTCGTTGCTTAAGCTCAACGCCCATGGCTTGAACGAGTACGTCAATCGGGACGGCTTCTTTTAGCGCCTCAACATCTACACGGGGCGAGCGCTGCCCCTGATTCTGGTCAGTCATAATGGATTCCGATTTCAGCGATATTGTTACGCGCTATCTGGCGACAGGCGGGCCATTACGAAACCGATTTTTTCAGGTATTTCGCCAGAGCTTCCATGGTCAGGGGGTTTGGCCTGTCGGCTTTCCCATTCTTAATCCGGTACACGGTATTCGGGTGCAGCCCGGTTTCTCGGCAGCACTTCATCACGGAAAACCCTGGTCGATTGACAGCCGTTTCGATTTCTTGGAGCGTCATTTTCTTTGCCTCTTTGTTCACAAGGTTGTTTACAAGACCGATAGTATTTGCTAAGGTTTGTTATGTCAACGAGGAGATCATCATGAGGAAAGACGTAAAAATAAGCGAGAGAATGAAGATTGAAGGCACTGACCGAATGCTGAAATATTCGGTTGAAACCGTAGGCAACATTAACTCAAACAAGTCGATCGCGATAAGGGTGGATTCTGAGCATGGGTCGATAACAGTTCGCATGGATCACTGGGATCGACTGAAGAAAATGGTCGACGAAGCCATCCGCAGTGACCGATCTTTTCCCGTAGACGGAGATCAGCCATGACAACAATCCAACAAAAACGCCTTACCTTCACCCGCCACTGGAAAGCCTGGCGCCTGGCCAACGAGATCCGGTCACGGGTCGCGCAGATGACCGGCAACCGCAACGGCCCGGCAAAGCACTGGGCAGACGAGTGCCGGGTTGTGATGATGCGGGCGCGGCGGGAGTTGATGATGGAGTTGCGGAGGGTGCAGGGATGATTCAGGAAGAGATGATGGATCGCTCGATTGAGTCTGACGTGTTTACACTGCTCCGTTTATTTGAAAACGAGCGCGGAATTGATGTGGGCCAGAATTGGCTCGACTTGTTGCAGCGGTATCACAGCACGTACGACGAGCCGGAAAAGCGCCCAAAAACATCTTGGCGCCCGGAGCGGTTGCGCAGAGCCATTGACCGGGCCAAGGCTGCCGGTTTTATAGAGGGCGCTGGCGACTGGATAAAGGACTGGAAGGTCAGCGACAAGGGTTTGGAGGCTCGGAAGGCTGAAACGGCTCGGAGGATGCGCCGTGCCGGTTCGTAAACCCCGCAGAAAACGCCACAACCCCCACAAGCGAGCCCGGCAGTTTTTCGGGAACACCCGGATCTGGACATGGGAGGCTGACCGCTCACCCGACGATACCCAGCTGGCCACCGTCCAGGCCCGAACAGCCCGAGGCTGGGAAACCCTGACCGGGCGCGTTGCGCAGGCCGTCACGGAGTACCCGAACAACTGGATTATTTGCGTTCGGGCGCTGTGTCGGGCTGGCGGTGAAACATGGGTCGAAGACGAAACCAGGATAATTCGGGACGTGGCGCTGTCGGAATTTTCTGGGTTGTACATGGACCTACGCAAAGAAGTGTTGGCAGCCCAGCGCACCGATCAGGTCATAGACGCTGGATGGATTGCCGGCACGTTCACAAAAGAGGCCCGGGATAGTGAACTGGTACTTCATGGCCTGGGTCCGGTAACTGAAAGCCGTCAGTCGGTCTGGCGGCGGGTTAACAGCGAATTGATGGAGAGTACGGATGAACGATAACTACGAAGAATTCATAAAAACAAAACAGTTCCAGGACGTGAAAAGCGGCTTCGAGCCCGGCGCACTAAATCCGAACCTTTTTGAGTTTCAGGAAGCTATAACCCGATGGGCTCTG